TGCAAAGGGTTGGCTGACCTGCTCAAAGCGAAATCTGAAGATCTTCCCGAAAGTCTCCGATGACACAAAGCGAGTACGTCAAACACTCTGGTCTAACCAAAGGCCGAGTCTCTCAGTTGGTCTCCAAAGGAATGCCTTTGGACTCAGCGGAAGCCGCTGACGCTTGGCGTGGATCTGGAGCGAGATGCCAGCGCAGTGTGTGATGCCCAAACAGCTTGCCGGTAGAATTTCACCCCACGATCCAGAACACGCTGAGCGTGAGCTAGAGCGTTGGGTTCAAGAAGTATGTCTGAAAACTCTGCACTCAACCGATCCTTGGAAATGAATCAAATTGAATCACTGCCAGTATCCGATCTGATACCGTACGCTCGCAACTCTAGGACTCACTCCGACGAGCAAGTAACTCAAATCGCAGCCTCAATTCGTGAGTTTGGATTTACCAATCCAGTTCTCATCGATTCCAACGGGACCATCATTGCCGGTCACGGTCGAGTGATGGCTGCAAAGAAAGTTGGATTAGCGGAAGTCCCGTGTCTGCGTCTTGGACACTTAAGCCAATCGCAGATTAGGGCTTATGTGATCGCTGACAACAAACTGGCTCTCAACGCTGGATGGGACGATGAGATGCTGAAAGCTGAGTTGCTCACCCTGCAAGAGGAAGGATTCAACACCGATCTCACAGGATTCTCAGACGACGAACTCAACGCTCTCTTAAACTCGGAAATCATTGAGGGACAAACCGATCCAGATGAAATCCCAGAACCTCCCGTTGAGCCAATCACCAAGCTCGGAGACATTTGGGTTCTTGGGAATCACCGTTTAATGTGTGGAGATTCTACAAGTATTGATGCGGTTCAGAAGATGATGAATGGATTTAAGGCTGATATGGTTTTTACTGATCCGCCTTATGGGGTTGCCTATGAAGGTGGACACAATGCAAAAAAAAGATCTCAAATTAAAAACGATTCATTAGAAGGAGAAAATCTTACTGCTCTTTTCAATGGATCATTATCAGTTGCCTACATTGTTACTCACGATCATTCAGCGTTTTATGTTTGGTATTCTACAAATAAAAGCGTTGAAACATTTGCCGCTTTTGCAAATCTGCCTTTAAAGCTAAGAGCGATAATTCAATGGTATAAAGTCAGATCAGGACTTGGAGCATTTATGTCTCAATACATACCAAATTGCGAGCCATGTATATACGCATACAAAGATGGATCATCTCCTCAATGGTTTGGTCCTTCTGATGAAAAGACGGTTTGGGAATTGAAGAAGGAGTCAAGAAACGATTTTCATCCGACACAGAAGCCAGTTGAATTGCCAGAAAGAGCAATCAATAACAGCAGCAAAGCAGGTCAAATTGTGCTAGATCTATTTGGAGGCTCTGGAAGCACTCTGATCGCTTGCGAGAAAACCAATCGCAAAGCCCGTCTGATGGAACTCGACCCAAAATACTGCGACGTAATCGTCAAGCGTTGGGAGGACTTCACCGGCAAAAAAGCGGTTCTTGAAAAGGTGTAATGGAAATCCTGAATTGCCAAAAGCCGAGAGGGCTAGAAGCACTCCGTCAGAACAAGATCGCGCTCAAAGCCATTGAACGCGACACGGTTCTCCGGTTTTTGCCAATCGCAGACGACAAGCCGTCACGCATTGATGGGTTCATCTGGAACCAAAACTCTGGCGTAATTACCGGAAGTTATGAGGTGAAATCTCGGAATTACGGACTCGCAAAACTGGAATCAACCTTCGGCAACCAATGGATGATTTCATGGAGTAAGCTTCATGCCGCGCTTGAGATTACAAAGCATTGCAAGATTCCGTTCTGGGGAGTGCTGCACTTGGAGCCAGACGGTCTGGTGCTGATGGTTGAAATCTTCAACGAGAACGCAACGTGGGGTTGCAACGTGCAGTTGCGGGACAAACTCATGGATGGGGTCAACGAGCGGATGGCGTTCCTGAATATGGGTGAAGCTCGAAAGCACCGGATCGAAGAATCCAATACGGAGTTGTTCTGATGCTTGATCTACAGCGCGAAATCCTAGAGTTCAGAAGACAGATCTACCGTCCGTCTCCACGGCAGACTGTGGTGGAGTGGAGCGAGTCAAACCTCACGTTGACACAACGGCAGACTGAACATCCCGGTCCATTCTCCACGGCTGTCAGACCATATTGCCGAGAACCATTGGAATGCTGGAAAGATCCCTCAGTCTCTGAGGTCACGTTATGTTGGGGATCTCAGACCTCCAAGACGACGACGCTGATGGCTGGTCTTGCGTGGGCTATCGACACAGAACCGAGTCCCGCGCTGTGGCTGATGCCGAGTGAGAATCTGGCTCGCTCGTTCAGCAAATCCCGCTGGATGCCATTGCTGGAAGACTGTCCCGCATTGGTTGCGCGGTTTCCTTCGGACGCAGACCAGATGACCAATCTAGAGCAGCAATTTGACCGCTGCACTTTGACCTTTGTTGGGTCTAATTCACCGGCAAATCTAGCTTCCAGTCCGGTGCGAATCTTGGTCGCAGATGAAGTGGACAAATTCGCTGAAGCCACCGCGAAAGAAGCTGATGCGCTGGACCTCGCAGAACAGCGGCTTAAAGCGTTCAGCAGTTCCAAAGCCTTTTTCACCAGCACTCCGACAACCTCAGAGGGTAGAATCTGGCAGCGTTACCTTAGAGGGGACCAGCGACGGTATTACATCCCGTGTCCGCATTGCGCGGAATACATCAAGCTAGAATGGAAGCAGGTCACTTGGGACAATGCTAAAACCGAAGACGGGAAACCAGACTGGCAACGTATCCGGTCGTCAGCGCATTACGTTTGCCAACTGTGTCAGGGTAAGATTTCGGATTCCCACAAAGTTGCAGCGTTGCGCCACGGAAAGTGGATTCCCGAGAATCAAGCGAGCTTGCCGAGTGTCCGATCTTACCACTTGTCGTCTCTTTACTCACCGGATCGCAAATGCACTTGGGGTCATCTTGCTGTCTCATTCTTGGAAGCCAAAGCTTCAATGATGGGGTTGCAGGGATTCATCAATGGTATGCTCGCGGAACCGTGGGAAAACCAAGAATCCCAACAAGAGCGAGTTGAGATTGTGTCTGATGCTGGACTACCTGAAGCCAGACGCTACCTAACCGCTGACGTACAAGCCGCTGCTCCGTTTGTCTGGTGGGTTTGTCGTGAGTGGAGCAAAGGAAACTCGCGCTTAGTTGCCGCCGGTCACGCTGACGACTTTGCTGCACTTCGACGGGTTCAACTTCAATACAACGTACACGACATGGACGTTGGGATTGACTCCGGTTTCAACACCCAAGCGGTCTACGATGCTTGTGCTGAGTTCTCACAAAGCAGCGTCAATCCAATCACATATCCCTGCGGTCTCCGGTATCCACCAGAAGGAGGTCTCCGAAAGCCGATGCTTATCGGTTGGATGCCGATGAAAGGACGCGAGACCGGAGCGCGATTCACCAGTAAGACTGGCGCAATCCATCCCTTCGGAATTACGACTTCAACGTCAATGCGGACTGATGCGGTTCAACCTCTGTTGGTCTTTGATACTGAGCATATGCGGGAAGTACTTCAGCGACTCCGTAAAGGGTCCGAGAATCATCAATGGACTGTTTGCAGTCTCCCTGCACCACTTGAGGCTGAGGGGGCATTTGCGGCTGATTCTGATACATACTGGAAGCACTTGGATTCTCACGTTCTAAAGCCAACGGCTAACAGAGCGGGAAGAATCAAACATCTGTGGTTCAAGCGAAACACTCGCTGGCCGGATCATTTGCATGACTGTGAATTGATGCAATTGGCGATGGTGATGTTGTGGAACGATCTCGCATCTACTAGTTCAGAAAATTCTAGTAGTTGACTTCACAGTTGGTCTGTGAATAGTCCGCACAAGTGTTGACCTACACCGTAGCAACTAAGCGGAGTTATTTGCGTACTACCTACGCAAGCAAAGCCGCTTTGACATTGCTGGAAGCTTTGACGGCAAAGCTAACGGTTGCCGCAAACGCTATAGAGTCTGGTCAAGTTGTCCGCTCAACTTCTAGTTCTGACGTTTCCGTTGAGTTCGCTGAACCCGGTAAGGGTTCCGCTTCCGCTGGTGAAATGTTGGAAATGTGGGAATCACTGCTCTCAGACTACGATCTTGCCGTGACCCTATTGGCTGGAGACGGAATCACTAATCCGTCAGATCTCCAGATTTACAACAAGATGCTTGGGACCATTCTGGTTGCAGTCACTCGCTATTACGGTGATTTCACACAGTTCCGTCGTGAAGCCACAACTCGGATGAGCTAATGGGTATCCTACAGAACATTGTCAACAAGCTGTTCCCTGCTCCCGTTAATAAGTACGAGGGAGCGGGAAACTCTCTGCGTCGTTCGTATCTCGATACGTCTTACACTTCCGCTCGCTTTGACGTTACCAGTTCAACCCGACAAGCGATTGTCCGTAAGTCCCGTTTCTTTGAACAGAACAACGCTGTTCTGAATAGACTCGGAGATCTGTTTGAGTCCTACACCGTTGGCTCCAGCTTCTCGGTTCAACCCGCTTCTAGTGATCCAGCTTGGAATCTCAAAGCCAAAAAGTGGTTCGATGTTTGGAGCCGTTATCCCGATATTGGTTCGCGTCAGTCTTTTGCAACGCTGATGAGCCAAGCGGCTCGCGGTTGGTTCTTTGATGGCGAGAGCTTCATCCTTTTGACCAAAGGTGAGAGCGGAAAGCCGAGATTGCAGCTTATCGAAGCTCAGTCGATTGCCACTCCTGCTGGAATGGAGGCAGACCAGACCGTGTTTGACGGTATCCGATTTGACCCACGCACCGGTCGCGCTGTTGCCTATTTTATCGGTTCCGAGAAAACGCAGGGTAATCTTACAGACGTTCGCTCAATTGGTTCAGACTCGGTGGTTCACATTTACGAGCCGAATCGTCCCGGTCAGCTTAGAGGTCTTCCATTTGTTAGCGCGGTTATCAATGATCTTCACGATCTCGACGACTTGCAAAAGCTTGAGATGGAAGCTTGTAAGTTAGGTGCTTCCGTCGCTCAGATCGTCAAGACGGTAAGCGGTGAGGTCCAAGCATCCAGCCTTCGATCTGGTGGAATCTCGCAAACCACTCAGAACACTGCGGAGAACTATTACGAGCAGGTCTTTGGTTCGTCTGTTAAAGTACTGAAGAACGGTGATTCATTTGAACAGTTCGCAACGGAACGTCCCGGTGTAAATATGCGTGAGTACTGGCGGCAATTGACTGAGAAAGTCTGCGCTGGTGTTGGTATTCCTTACGTTCTTGTTTATCCCGAGTCCATGCAGGGAACTGTCTATCGCGGTGCGCTAGATATGTCTGCTGTATGGTTTAAGTCTCGGCATCAAGTGATGTCGTCAGCGGCTCGGCGTATTTATGAATATGTCATGGAGTACGCTATCAAGAGCGACCCTACGCTCAACGATGCTCCGTCTGACTGGTACGAAGTAGCTATTACCGCTCCCCGCTCCCCGAACGTTGATGTCGGTCGCAATTCCGCTGCTCAGTTGGCAGAGTTGGAAGCTGGTATTCTGACTTACGATGAGGTCTACGGTGCGCGTGGACTTGATTGGAGATCTGCTTTGGAAGCAAAAGCTCAACAAGCTTTGTTTATCAGAGAGCTTGCTAATAAGTACGGACTCCGAGTTTCGGAAGTTTCTACTATACAAGAAGATCGCGCAGAGCGTATTAAGACCGAGCCGACTATTCCGCAACCTCCTGAACCGTCTCCGTCTGACAGTCCCGCTCCGGTGGCTCCGTCAGAAGGCGGTGCAGTTCCAGTTGTAGAAGAAACGGTTGTTACTGCTACTGCAAAGAAGACTCGTAAACAAAAAGCCAAAACAGAATGAGCTTCACTAAGAAATCAGATTGGCTTTATTACGCTCCTGCGGCTTCCGCTGGTGAGACTGCGACCATTCAGATCTTTGATCAGATTGGCGAAGATTGGTTTGGTGGTAACGGTCTCTCTGGTAAGCAATTCTCTGACGTTCTTGCTGAAGTTGGCAATGGTCCGCTCTTGGTAGAGATCAACTCTCCCGGTGGCAATGTTTGGGATGGGTTGTCGATCTACAACCAGTTGCGCGGACGTAAAGCTCCGGTGACTACCCGAGTGGTTGGCATTGCAGCTTCCATTGCTTCCATCATTGCTCTGGCTGGAGATAATGTAGAGATGGCTGATGCCGCTCTGATGATGATTCACGATCCTTCCGGTATGGCTTCTGGTACTTCGGAAGATATGCGGAAGATGGCTGATGCTCTGGATCAACACGCTGAAGTGTTGGTTGGCGTGTATGCTAAGAAGACGGGACGCTCTCCAGAGTCCATCCGCGCTGCAATGAAGGCGGAGACTTGGTTCACCACCGCCGAAGCGATTCAGTTTGGCTTGGTAGACAAACCCATCAAACAGCTTGCGATGGCTGCTAAGTGGCATCCGCGAGCCGTGACTAAGACGGCTCCTCCTACGGTTAAGAACAATCTTGAGCGTGGAATCAAACAGTATGAGGAAGGTCTCGGCGGTGATGGTCTTGAAGAGGCTACCGTTATTGACGCTCGCAATCTTCTGAAAGGTGAAGAGCCGAGTCCTCAAAAGATTAAGAAAGCGGTCGCTTGGTGGGCTAGAAATGAACGCTTCTTTGAAGCTGAACCTAACACTCCCGCTGATGTTGCAGCCAACCTTTGGGGTGGTGCTGCTGGACGCGATTGGTTCACCGCTCTTGCTGTCCAATTGGACCAAGAGCAGGAACTCAGCGAGACCGAAGACAAGATTTCTGCTAATAGCAATAACGCTGTCAGCGAAAATGGCATGGACTCCATGCCGCAACCAACACAACAACCCGACACAAATATGTCCGATAGCACTACTGTGACGGCTGCGGCTGCTCCTGCCGCTTCCGTTGATCTCACCGCGATTCTTGCTAAGCTCTCCTCTCTGGAAGCTTCGTTGAAGTCTCCCGCCGCTGCTCCTGCTCCTGAGCCGGTGCGTCCCGTTATTGAGAACCTCGGTAACCCGCTGCTGGAGAAGCATAAGAGCCTCCGCGCTGGTGCTGAGCGTCGCAAGTTCCTCGTTGAGAACCATAGCGAGCTTCTCCGTCAGAACCGCATTCTGGCTCCTCAGAACGGCAACACCTTCGCTGCTGGCTTGATCGTTGATTACCTCGCTGATGCCGTCATCACCGAGATGGCGACGAAGCTGGCGATGGTTGGCAGCTTCACGCGCAACGTGGGTCTGGATAACCTCCGCCCCCGCGCCACCGTGCAGGTCAAAAAGTTTGTTCAGTCCGGTGCTTCGGCTACCGTTGACAATGCGACCAACTTTGAGACTAGCAACGATTCGCAGCTTGATGCGGTTGCCGTAACTGTTAACCAGATTAGCAAGCTTTTCACCGTCACTCAGCAGGAGTTGAATCAGGGTTTTGCTCTGGCCGATCTCGCTGCCGGTTCTGCTGACGTTTTCGCTCTTGGTATCTCCAAGAAAATCACCGCTGTGATGACCTCCGCCAACTACGGCGCGGGAACCACTATCGGTGCTGCTGCGAATTTCGACACTAGCGACCTTCCCGCGATCTTGGCTCTTGCTAAGAACTATCGCCAGAAGCTGCTGTTGCTTGATGGTGGACATCTGGCCCGACTCCAGTTCTCTGCCGCTGCGAACACCTTCCCTGATGCTCGCTATGGTCCGTTGAACAACGGCTTCTTCGGCTTCAACAACATCTTGGAGCAGAACGACTGGACCGGTGCTATTGCTAACACCGCTGGCTTCGTTTGCGGTCAGGATGCTGTGGCTATCGCTGCTGGTCTGCCGGTTGGAATGATCGCTGGCGAGTTCATCGAACAGCGCACTGTTGAGTCCACCAACGGTCTCTCGGTCCTGCTGTCTGTCTGGTACAGCCGCTCGACTCGTAGCCATATGGCTTCCTACGACATCATGTTCGGTGCGGCTGCTGGCGATAAGACGCAAGCCGAAGTTCTGATCACCGCTTAATCCTAACGGATATGCGTATCGCAACCACCATTGCAGTGGACAAGACCGGCAAGTCTAAGCTGGTGTCTGGTCCCGATGTTAGTGCGGATCTCCAACGCACCAACTTCAACACTGCTTCTGTCCCAGAAGGAGGCAAGCTCGTACTGTGGGTACAGGGAGCCTTAGCACCGAAAGTCCGAAAAGGTTAACCGTTAAAATTGGGGAGGCTGCTGGAAAGTTCCGGTGGCCTCCCCTCTAACAAGATTTCAAAATGTCAGCATACCAGACCGATGTAGCAACGCAGGATTCGATGGGTCATCAGGGTTTCACTCTGGTCACCGGAACCTCAGCACAGACTGCGGGATACATCGCAATCCAGACCATCACCGCGACCGTGATCTCGTCCATTGCTGGTACTGGTATCACCGGCACTTGGAGTGGAACCACAATTCCCGCTGGAATTACCATCGTGGGTAAGATCTCTAGCTTTACGCTGACGAGTGGTGCGGTCATCGCCTACTTCGCTCGCGCCACCACCTGATGACACTCGCGCTCTCACTGCAACTGTCTACGTCGGATGATGCCATCGAAGTGGCATATCCTGCTATGGACCGTTACCTGATGCAGGAGGACGCGACATCGTTTGTCCTTCAAGAGGACGGCACTTCTAAAATCATTTTCTCACTCTCCACCGACTAACTTCCTGACATATGCCTGATAGCAAGATTACAGCCCTGACGAGCATCGGAGCCTCTACCGATCCCGCGAACGATCCGCTTGTGTTGGTGGACGTTTCCGATACGTCGATGGCCGCGAGCGGAACCACCAAAAAGGTCACGCTCAACCAATTGCTTGGTGCAGGCGGCACCGCCACCCTCGCCAGCGCCACCATCAGCGGCGATCTGACGGTGGATACCTCGACGCTGAAGGTGGATTCGACGAATGATAATGTAATCGTTGGAGCGACTTCCGCGATTGGTGGTGGACGATTCAGCGTTCAAGCCGATTTGTCTGCCAAGCAAGCTATTTGCGCCAAAAACAGTACGGCTTCCTACAGCGCAACAAACAACTTCATTCGATTCACCAATTCGACTGATGCAACGGTTGGAGGTATTACGCATCCCGCTGTCACTTCGCTTGGTGTTTGGGGAGTTAGCGACATTCAATTTCTGTTGTCTGGCGTTGGCTCCACCGCCATGACCCTCAACTCTACCGGAAATCTTGTTCTTAAAGGCGGAACCGCTGGAGCCACTGGCGTTGGTGTAACATTCCCCGCCACTCAAGTGGCATCGTCCGATGCGAACTGTCTCGACGATTACGAGGAGGGGACGTGGACGATTGGTCTGACGTTTGGTGGTGCAAGCACCGGAATGACAACCGCCACCAATATTGGACGATACACAAAGATCGGAAGGCAAGTTACAGTAAGCGGAAACCTATCTCTTTCAAACAAAGGATCATCGACCGGAATTGCTGAAATCCAAGGGCTTCCATTCACTATTGCAAACGCAAACGAAGCGTATTCTGCGGCAAATGTAAGATTTAATGGAGTATCATTTGCAGATATTCCAATCAGCATTGGAGCCATTGGATCGACAAAAATACTTTTGCAGGAAATAACAAAAGCAGGTGTGGTTACCGATATTACTGACGCTGATTTTACAAACACAAGCAGTTGCGTAATCGGATTTACATATACCGTCTAATACTATGACCACCATCTATATCAACTGGATTATCAAACAGCTTTTGGTCAAAAAGACCGAAGGCGAGCTGACTGATGTCGTAATTTCTGCCAACTGGAGCTGCCGTGCTTCTGATGGTACTTACAGTGCGGTTCTGACCGGATGCGCTTCATTCGCTCCGCCGTCTGGTGAGTTCACGCCTTACGACGAACTGACCGAAGCGCAAGTCTTGGGCTGGTGCTTCGCCAATGGAGTCGATCAAGCGGCCATCGAAGCGAACGTGACGCAGCAGATCAACGACCAGATCAACCCGCCGATCATCGCTCCGCCGCTGCCGTGGAATCCAGTTGCGGAGATCGTTGCTGTGGCTGAAGTTCCCGTCGCCTAATATGGAAATCATCGTCAAGCTGACTCAAGAACAAGCCAACGGTTTGCTGCAACTCATCGACATTGCGGTCAAAGCTGGTGGCATTCAGAACGCAAAAGTTGCTCTGCCGCTT